CACGTAATAGCATTTTGCACAAAATTTTTCCCCCAACCGCATATATTTTTGTGCAATCTGCTAGTGCCCGCATATAACAGTACCCACACCCCTGCCGGGTAGGGGAGTGGGTATGAACACAGCAATTTTTGTACGGTTTTGTACGGTTTTGTAGTGTTTATAGCAACATATGTACTATAGAATGTGGTACACTATAATTGTACCAAGAAAGAGGCCACACCGGATGGCCCGACCGGGCCCATTCAGATCAGCCCTTGGATGAAAGGAGATAATTACCATGATTATTAAAGACGCACTGGGCCATACTGCAGAGGTCCATATGTATGACAATAACACCGGCATGGATTTCGTCGAAGAGTACCTGAATGCCGGGTCCCTTGACCGTGATGCTGATGGTGCCTACTTGGTGGAAGATGACCACTACATTGACGACTATGCCACCGAAGCATGCAACGGCAGCAACCCCGATTTTGAAGAGGCTTTGAATGCCGAATGGAGCTTTAAGGAGATGTGACAGATGGAAATGCGCAAGTTTATCATTGAAATCCACCCGGATGGTCATGTGACGTGCTGCGAGTATGAGGATTCCGAGAACGCTATTAGAGTTGCTAATGATCGCTCGTGGCTGTCTGGGTACCGGCAAGCTCTTAGTCATTGCGCTGAACAAGTTGAATTGCTTAAAGGCAACAGTGCAGAGGTATGTCTAATGCGTCGGGGTGCTACCCTTGTACGAGATGGGGCCGAAAAGATGTATGAAAAATATGCACAAATTTTTCAGCATTAGTCGAAACGGCCATTCGGGCCGTCTGCCGGGACCGCCCGCCCGGCACTGATGATGACAGGGCCTATTGAAAGGAGTTATGTATTATGTCTGAAGCAATGACTAAGTCTGAAAACAAGGGTGCCATGATGGTATCTGATGTGATGAACACCGGCGTCGGTTACACCGACATGAATCTGACCGACCGCAATGCAGCAGTCACGTTTTACAACGCGACCAGCAACCCCGCCAACAAGCTGAAAGAGCACGTCAACGAGGTACTGTCGTTGGTGCATGTGTCCGTGGAATGCGTGGAGGTCACCAAGGAGGATGCACCGGAGGGCAAGGTAATCGCCCCGCGTATCGTCCTCATCACGGAGGATGGCCAGTCGTATGCGTGTGTGTCCGTCGGTGTTTACCAGTCGCTCAAACGCATGTTTACGCTGCTGGGCACCCCCGACACCTGGACCGAACCTGTGAAGATTAAGCCCGTGCTGATTAGCACCAAGAAGGGCCAGGTCCTGTCCCTGAACCTGGTTTAATTTGACCGGTGGCCACAGCACTAAGTGCTGTGGCCTTTTTGTTAGGAGTTCACCATGAAAAGCATTAACAGGTCCATACTGCTGGAAAGTAAAGACCCCATAGAGGCCCTTGCAATGGCTATTGTATACAGCGGAGTGCTCGAAAAGGACGCAAAGTTTTTTTGCTCCGACTGGGCCCGGGTCCTGTTTCAGTATCTCGGCATTGAAACAGACCCCCTTGACTGGTATCTGATGATTTTGGATAGAAAGGAACGTGAGAAGCATGGCCGTCGGTGCAGCCAAAGCAAGCGCAACCCTTAAATATGGCCCCGAATTATATACCCCGTATGCCCTAGAATCCTGGCCGGACAGGGAGATGCGCAAAGAATACACGCGATTGCGTGACATTGCGCAAAAACGTATCAAGCGACTGTCAAAGGACCCGATCAGCGGCACGAGCGACATTTACAAGGAATTCGCCGGAGGGTTCCCGACCATCAAATCGATGCGCGGAGACCGGAAAGCGCTTGAACAAGCCCTTGCAGATGTTGCGCGTTTTGTCCGCGCCAAAGGGTCCACTGTAGGCGGAGCCCGTGAGAAATTTGCCGAAAAGATGAAAGTCGGCGGCATTGACGTGTCCGAGGTCCCCGAAGATCAGTACACGTCCCTGTCAGAATGGTGGGATATCGTCAAAGCCTCCGGCGTGTATTATTATCCGTCAGATCAACCCGTTATGTACTGGCGCGAAAAAGGTGGCTACAATGTCAGCATTGACGATTTTGTCGAATGGCAGCAAGGTGAGGTCAGTTATGGCAAAGACTGGGACTATAGCGACGGCAGCAGCTCTGCCGACTTGCGCGGAGGTTTTGGTGGAGGCTTGTAATTACAATCCCGTGCCCTGGCTCATGGAGCACTTGGATTGCAAGCACACCAAGGGTAAAAAGCGCAAAACCAACAAAAAGCGGCTGTACGTTAATATGCCGTGCGCGTTTGATATTGAGACCAGCCGAGTTTGTGCCGATGCAGACGGCAACCCCCACACTATCATGTATATCTGGCAATGTCAGCTTGGCCTGGATGTTACCATCATAGGCCGCACCTGGGATGAATGGCTGCATTTTACCGACGCGATCAGCGACTACTTGCGGGCCAATAGTGGCCCACAAGGCAACTGGTATTTGTGCATGTATGTGCATAACCTGGCCCATGAGTTTCAGTACCTTTCCGGGGTCATGACTTTTGGCCCCGGTGAAGTGTTTGCCAGCAAACCCCGCCGAGTTTTGAAATGTGACAACCGCGCCATAGAATACCGGTGCAGTATGCGACACAGCAATCTGTCCCTTGACGCATGGGGCAAACAGCTGGGTGCACCTCATGCAAAATTAACAGGCACCCTTGACTACTCCAAAGTCCGGTACCCCTGGACCCCGTTGACCTCCGCAGAACTAGCATACTGTATCAATGATGTGCGGTGCATTGTAGAGTGCTTGCTAATTGAGATGGAGCGCGACGGGGACGACCTGTATACTTTGCCATTGACGCGAACCGGATACGTCCGGCGCATGGCGCGGCAAGCAATGTACAAGTGGGGCATTAACCGGGTCAAGCGCTTGCTGCCGTCATGGGAACTGTACCAGATGTTGCGGGAAGCATTCCGGGGCGGTGACACCCATGCAAATCGGTATTATGTTGGGCTGCATCTGGAGAACGTCGGGTCCGTCGACATGTCAAGCGCCTACCCCGCGGTGCAGTGCGAATGCTATTTCCCGATGTCGCCATTTCGGCAGGAGCCGGCCACCGTGCAGCGACTTATGCAATGTATGCGGCACGGCAAAGCCTGCCTGATGCGCTTGCAGATCAAAGGATTACGGCAACGGTATAAGTGGTGGGGATTCCCCTACATACCGTTGGCAAAGGTCCGGCATTGTGAAGGGTACATAAACGACAACGGCCGCCTGCTGTCCGCAGATCATTTCGAGATCACCATAACAGATATTGATTTTAGAATTATTGCCAAGGAATACGACTGGGACGCCCTCAATGTGCTGGACTTATACACGTCCGATTATGGCAAGCTGCCAGCGCCCTTGACAGACTGCATAAAAGAGAGCTACACCGGCAAAACGTCCCTAAAAGGTGTAGCCGGTCAAGATTTGTATTATGTCAAAGCCAAAGGCGACTTAAACAGTTATTACGGCATGACAGCACAAGATCCCCTGCAGCTGGATACGCTTTTTGATGAGGACGACCCCGACAACCTGTGGAGCGAGTGCACCGACGACCCCGAGGGCAGTTATAACGACCACTGCCCCCATCTGTTTTTGCCGTATCAGTGGGGTGTCTGGACCACGGCCCACACGCGTAAGCGCCTCAAGATCGCACAATGGGCCGCAGGCAAAAATGGCGTGTATTGTGATACTGACAGCGTCAAGTACATGGGCGACATTGACTTTACGGAATTTAATAAGGCCGTGAAACAGCTTGCAAAAGATAATGGTGCCTGTGCTACAGACCCCAAAGGGCATGTACATTATATGGGCGTGTACGAGCAGGAGCACAGTTATGCGGAGTTTATGACCTGGGGTGCCAAAAAATACGCCACCACCTACACCAAGGGCGGCAGGATTACAACCACAATAGCCGGGGTCAGCAAGCGCAAAGGCGGGCTGGAGCTGGCCCTTTGGGGTGGTTTTGATGCCTTTAAGCCTGGTTTTACGTTTTGCTTGGCAGCCGGTAACCAGGTTATATATAATGATCGCCCAAAGGTCCCAGATTTTGTAGTTGACGGCCACACGGTCCACATAACCCGCAACCTATGTATCTGTGACAATACCTATACTTTGGGTATCACCGACGAGTATGCCAAGATACTGGGGTATAAGATCATGGAGGTAGTTTGATGATTAAGCTTTATACAGACGAGGGCTGGCCCAACTTTTCAGAGGATGACGGCATTCTATCCACCGGCGCCCCCATCATTTTTATCTGGGGCGGACGCGGCACCGGCAAAACGTATGGAGCGCTTAAGCACGTCCACCAGACGGAGGAGGAGTTTTTGTACTTACGTCGCACGCCGCAGCAGGCGGAATTGATCTGCTCATCGCCGCGTATGTGGCCATGGTCCCCCTTAAATAATGACCTGCAAACACATTATGCACCTTTCAAAATGTCAAAAATTGCGGGCATGTATGAGGTGGGCAACGCCGGGGCCTATACTGACACCGGGGTCCCTATTCGACCGGCGCAGATGTCGGGGGTACTTGGCAATGTTGTCACAATGGCCCGCACCCGTGGCTTTTCGAGCCCCAACACCGATATTATAATTTTGGATGAGTACCAAAAAGAAGAATCTGACTATTACCGGCGCGGTGAGGGCGTGGGCCTGGCGAACATATACGAAACGGTCAACCGCAACCGAGAACTGCAAGGGCAAAAGCCCATCACGCTGCTGTGCATGTCGAATGCCGTGGGCATGGCAAACCCCTACTATATGCAATGGGATATTACCGACACGGTAGAAAAGATGATCGGCAAGAAAGAGCGCGTCAAGCTACTAAAAGACAAGGGCATTTTGCTTATTGATTTGGTGGATAGCCCCATAGCCAAAGAAAAAGCAAATACTGCCCTGTACCGGTCCATGAGCGGAACAGACTTTTACCGGTCAGCAATCGAAAACCAGTACAGCGCCGAGGAAAAAAGCCTTGTGGCGTCCCGCCCCTTGCGCGAATATTACCCACTTGTGCAGATTGGCCGGTGCTGTATCTATGAGCATAAAAGCAAACCCGTATATTATGTATGTCGGCACCGTTCCGGCGAAATGCCCACATACGGCACCGGCGACTATGAGCGCAAACGATTCCGGGCCGCTTATGGGTATATCTGGCCCGCATATTTACAGCGGCAGATTGAGTTTGAACGGTATTCGGACGAAATATTTTTCCGCGAATACTGCAGCACCACTTGACTTTATCCAACAATCGAATATATAATAAAGTTAATCCCCGGTGCCCAAAGGCAGCCCCCAGAAGGGGCGGGCAGGCGTCAGCCAGCGCAAGAACCGGGGATTTTATTCTATTCATATTTTTTACGGAGGTGCACAAAATGGATGCTAACACTGTTTTACAGGCTATTTCTAACGTGGGTTTTCCGATCGCGGCATTTTTGCTGATGTGGTATCAGTGCAACACGGTCGTCAAAGAAAACACGGCAGCTATTACTGAAATGCGTGTGGCCTTGGACGACATTAAAAAAGGGTGATCGCCATGGGATGCTATATTATTTTTGCCCAGTCGATTACGAACGAACGTGCATACTTGCTGGCTGACTTGTGCACCCGTTTGGGCCTGGGCTACTACAGTGACTGGGCCAACGATGCCCACACGCGGCAGTGCTGTGCCGTGGGTCCCGTCACCAAAGGTGACAAAGACCAGGTGATTAAGTGCCTGGCCCATGAAACTTACGTTGTAATGGAGGCGACCAAAATTGAAAATCAGTGAGAAAGCGGCCCTTGCCATGGCCGGGTACACCAAGGCCGAGATTGAAGCAATGGACAAACCCGCGCAGCCGTCCCCCGCAGCTGTGCAGAATCCTGCTGTCCCGCAGCAGGTCCCACCCTTGGCGGCCCAGCCCGCCATGCAGATCGCGCAGCCCGCACCGCAGCCTGCCCCGCAGCCCTTGCAGCCGAGCGGCCAGTATGATGGCCTTGAAGCTCTGCTGCAGCAGATTCTGCAGGGCCAGCAGTCCACCACCCAGGCAATGCAGACCATGACCCAGACCATGCAGGCCAACGCTCTGGGCCTTGGTATCCAGCAGCAGCCTGCAGCCGATGCAAGCACGGTTACGGCCCGCATTATTGACCCCACTTTTGGACAGGAGGTAAAATAATATGCCGCTTGGTATGAGTTTTGCGGATATCGCCGCAATTTTGACCGAGATCAATAAGATGGCAACCGGCCAGGAGCCCACGTCGCCCATCGTGGACACGTCCAGTTTTGTGTCTGTCGCGCAGGCCATACTGTTGACCGGCACCGACAACTACACCAAGGCAATCAGCCAGGTGCTGGGCCGCACTATTTTTGCGGTGCGGCCCTATGACGCGCCGATGAAGCGCCTGCAGGTTACCGGCGACGACTGGGACAACCATGTCCGCAAGATCAATTTCTGCGATTCTGACCCCGTGACGGACAAGGCGTGGGCGCTGGAAGATGGCCAGAGCGTCGACATGTACGAGGTGCATAAGCCGCAGGTCCTGCAGACCAACTATTACGGCCAGACAAACTATAGCCGCGTGTATACCCAGGCCGACACCCAGATGCAGGCGGCATTTAAGGGCCCGGAAGAACTGGCACAGTTTTGGTCCTCTTTTGTGCTCCATCTCTCCAACCAGATCGAGGCCGACCGGCGCAACCTTGCCAACAACCTTATGGCAAATCACCTTACCGGCATGACGGTCACCAGCCCCAAAAGCGTTATTTACCTGCTGGATGAGTACAACGCCCAGCAGGGTACCAAACTGACGGTTGCGGACGTGTACAAGGAGGCCAATTTTCCCGGTTTTGCAAAATTTGCATATGGACGTATCAACGACATTTCCCGCCTTATGAAAGAGCGCACCATCAACTGGCACCAGAACTGGGAGATCGGCAGCAAAACCTACAGCATTATGCGTCATACCCCGTATGATCGCCAGCACCTGTACTTGTACAGCGGCACCCAGAGCCAGATTGATGCCCGTGTTATCCCCGAGGTATTCCACGACGAGATGTTGCGGTACCGCGACGCGGAGCAGGTCACGTTCTGGCAGGACATCGACGAGCGCGAAACCATTTCCGCAACCCCTGTTGTTACCAGTACCGCCGGTGTGGCAACCAAAAATGCAGCGGTGCAGCTGACCAACGTGTTTGGATGCTTGCTTGACTGGGATGCAATCGGCTACACCCCGAGGCTGTCCCGCGTCGTCCCCACGCCCATGAACGCCCGTGGCCTGTATACCAATTTCTGGTATCATTACGGGTGGAGTTGGTATGACGACTTTACCGAAAATGCCGTCCTGTTTTTGATGACGGCTGGTGACGTCACCACACCCAGCACGGGCCGCGCAGCCAAAGCCACCACCCTCAAAACCACTATGCACAAGGACGCAGACCCCTCTAAGTCCTGACCGGCACCGGCGGGCATTGCCTGCCGGTTATTTTATAAGGAGGTGCGCAGCATGCAGGCAATATTTTACCAGATCAACAAGCGCTCCAATAGCACCAAGCTGCCCAGCGGCGGGCGAACGTTTGACATCAACTTAAAATCCCCGTGTACCATCATTGACCCCGAAATCAAGATTGCAACAGAGAGTAACCCCACCGGGTACAATTATTGCAATATACCTATCTTTGGCCGGTATTACTGGATTAAAAACTGGACATATTCGGATGCACGCTGGATCGCATCGCTGACCGTTGACACCCTTGCAAGTTACCGGGACCAGATCAGCAGCGCAACCGAGTATGTGGTGAGATCGTCCGCCAAGTATGATGGTACAATTTCAGACGGCCTTTATCCAGCAACAGCTAGAGTGCAGAGCGTGACAACCGCTTTTCAGGGAGGGTTTGCCGAAACAATCAGCGGAGGCTTTTTTGTTATCGGATTTATCGCTAAGGCCGCCAACTCCATCGGAGCTATAACCTATGTGGTAATGACCCCCGGCAATGCAAAAAAGCTATCTGCAAAATTGCTGACTGATGTGTCGTACCTTAGTATCGACAATTCGGAAATCAGCGACAATCTGACAAAAGTACTTTTTAATCCGTATCAGTATATTGTAAGTTGTAACTATTTTCCGTTTGACATCGCGGAACTCACAGCGCATTTACCGCTTGTATCTAAGATCGATGTGGGGTGGTGGTCTATTGATGTTCCGGGCTGGATTTTGGGAGACGATAACAACAATTTTAAAAAATCGGTAAGTGTGACTGTTCCAAAGCACCCCCAGGCGGCAGATCGTGGGGAGTATTGCAATGCTGCCCCTTACACGGACTACACTATTTATTTGCAGCCCTTTGGAGTGATACCCCTTGATGCCTCTAAATTGTGGGGAGCTGCCACATTATCTATACAATATGTGACGGACCTTTTTACCGGGGACTGCGTTATGCGCATATTTACCGACAATAAGCAGCTGGTGCACGAGACAACCGCAAAACTAGGTGTGTCCATACAGCTGTCAAATATTAACTTTGGTATCCCCTCCGGCAGTGGGGGGCTACTCCAAACCGGTTTTGCTGCAGCGTTCGGGGGCCTACAGGCGGCATTATCTGGTGGGACTTTGTCGGACGTTGGAAACGGTATTTTAAATGCAGCACAAGCAACTAACGCGGACGTGGCAAGCAAAGGTGCTACAGGGTCCACAATCGCCTTTGATATGGCACCCTACATGGTGGCCCGGTTTAAAATTATCGCGGACGACAACAACGAGGACCATGGCCGGCCCCTGTGCCAGCGTGTGCAGCTGTCCACCATTCCGGGCTTTATCATGGTGGACGATCCCGACCTTGCCTTACCGGCGACAGCTGCCGAGATCGACAGCGTCAAAAGCTTTTTGCGCAACGGCTTTTTCCTTGAGTAGGAGGTGTTTTACAATGGCAGTATATAAGCAATGTATCACGGGGGTATCACCCATTAGAGTATCTGCAGCATATCCCGCATACTCTGACGGCAGCCCCCATGGCGGCATTGACACCGTACACAAAGATCACAAAGCATATGCACCAATGGCCGGTACGGTCGTAACAGCCCATACATGGCAAGGCGGCACGACTGGCAACGATTCCTGGGGCAACTACATCGTAGTTAAGATGAGCGATAACAGCTACTGGCTGGCAGCTCATTTTGCCAAGCAGATTCACAGCGTTGGCGAGACGATCACGCGCGGCCAATTTATTGGGCAGCAAGGCCAGACCGGCAACGCAAGCGGCATTCACACTCATTGGGAATACTGGGTAGGCGGCTATGGCACCGCCAACAGAACCGACCCCTCCGCCATTCTGGGAATCCCGAACCGGGTAGGAACTTGGGAAGTAGAATGGGAAGCAAGCAATCCCCCGGGGCCGGGTCCTGGGCCGGGCCCGTGGCCCACCGGCAAGCTGCCGGTGTGGCTGCTGTTTAAGATGGCAAAGGGAGGCAAGCTGTTATGACGGCACCCTACAGTTACGAGCAGATCAATGCCCATGTATCACCGGTAACACCGTCTGTCATGCACACTAAGGGCAACAATCTGTCTTATTATTTTCGCAAATACCTGTTTTTGGAGGCGGTGGCAATGGTCCGGTGGACGCTCCCCGAAACCTGGCCCAGTAACCGCTTGCAATACCTGGTATTTGGCTCCGGCGGTGTGACGGTATTTAACACTGATCGGTACGGCCTGGTATATGATCGCATGGGGCTTACCGGTATCAATATCTTTTACAATCCCACACACTCCATTGTGGCAAATCCCTTTATTAAGGGCAGCCCGTATTTGCAGATCGGCAGGCAGTGCGAGATCATCAACCTGCAGCCTGATTATAGGGGTATGGTGGATATTGTGGCATATTACGGGGATATGATGGCACTTGCCGCCCAGACCATCCAAAGCAATTTAATCAACAGTCGTTTGGCGTATGTGTTCGCCGCCGGTAACAAGGCGGGCGCAGAATCTTTCAAGAAAATGTTCGACCAGATCATGCAGGGGGACCCCGCTGTTTTCGTCGATGCGTCGCTGCTTAAGGCATCCAAAACGGGAGCCTCCGGGCAATCCCCGTGGATGTACTTTTCGGCGGACCTCAAAGGCAATTTTATTACCAATGAGTTGCTGACGGCCCTTAAAACCATCAAGGCGCTTTTTGATACCGAAGTCGGTATCCCCAACACCAACACAAGCAAAAAAGAGCGCATGCTGACCGATGAGGTCAATTCCAACAACGTGGAGACGGCTGCAAAAGCGTCGCTGTGGCTGGACAGCTTGCAGCGCAGCTGCGAGCGGGTCCACAAGCTTTTTGGGATTGACAGATCGCAGCTGTGGGTTGATTGGAGATTCCCACCCGACACCGGCATGCAGGAGGTGACCAACAATGCACGCAACACTAAGCTTTAACGGGTTACTAGCAGGATACCCCCCACTATTCGATGACCTTAAAGTCCCTGCCAGCGTATCAAAAGAGACGGTATGTAACCAGCTGCTATTTGATACGTTGGAGCTGGAGGTACTTTATACCGATGGCCCCACCATGCAAAGGGCCTTGGGCGTGTTTTCGGAAACCATGCTGCCCAGCTGGACCCGGTATGCAAAAGCCCTGGGCCTTGACTATGACGTGTTGGCCTCCGATGATCGCACCAGGACCGTGGAGCACAAGGGGACCAACAGCGGCACCAACAGCAGCAAAAACGTGGTGGCAGGCAAAACCACCCGCACCCCTGACCTTACCACCATCGGCCAGAATAATGGCAGCGACAACACTACCAGGGATGTGACGGGTTTTGACAGCGGGACCTTTGTGCCCGCCGAAAAGAATACCACCACCCTGGGCACCGGTAACAAGATCACCAGCACCGGCACCGACACAACCACCGACGACCAGACAACTACCAATGACGGGACCACCAAAGCACAGGATAGGTACAAAGACACCGTGACCGAAAAGGGCCGGGCGGGCAAAGACCCGCAGGACCTGATTGCCAAAGAGCTGGCCCTGGCCGCCAAAAACGCGGTGAATAAGATCGTTGCAGATATTCAGGCAAACTTTTGCCTGCTGGTATATTAAGGAGATGATCGCAAATGAATGACATTTATCCGATTCACAAGGCACCCTACACCAATTTCCACGATCTTAATCTTGACTGGATTATTGATACGCTCAATGATTTCAATCGGAAACTTGCAAATTTTGTCAGCCTCAATACAATTAAGTATGCGGATCCCATTAAGTGGGACATCCCCAGCCAGTACGCGCAAAACACCCTGGTTCTGGACCCGCAGGACGGCACCGCATATCTTTCCGTTCAGCCCGTCCCCCAGGGGGTGCAGATCACAAATACTAACTACTGGACCCCCGTATTCACGTTACAAAATTTTATTGACCCGCTTAAAAATGCTATCACGGCAGTGCCGCAGCAGGAAAACGGGCAGGCCGCTACTGAACAATTACCTGCTAATAGCGTGTTTTTTGTCGGTGATGTCCTTTGCACAAACCCCCAACCCATCCCGCAGACGTCGCTTGTGGTTATTGGCACAAACTGCATCGAAGTATCTGTGGTTGACCTTATTTCCCGACTGTTCAATACGCCCACTGCGTGGTACCGGGCCAGCGATACAAGTATTAACCTAGGATTCCCGCCCAGTGCGGCAAGCACCATATACGGCGGGGATGTACATGTGTACAGCCCCGAGGACCAAACCATCACCATTACAGGGAGGTAACTATTATGCCTGATGTAACTACTTTTAATCTGGGTGGCCAGGATATTACCGTAAAAGACCCCACTGCCCGCAGCAACGCACAGAGCGCCAACACCGCAGCCACTGAGGCCGCAAACACGGCAAAGGAGGCACTGCAAAAAGTTAAGGAGGTCGAAAAGCTTTCCCGCGTAACTGTGGCATACACCCCGGCGACGGAAACCATTACAATTACAACCGAAACACACACCACGACCGCTTCCCATAAGTAAGGAGGTTACTATGGCAGATTTCGATAAAATGAACATTGACGCGGTCCCATACCATGTTAAGGACACCACCGCCAGACAGCAGATTGCTGACGAAATTGCCGACCGTGAGAACACAGACGCACAGCTGCAGCAGGCTATCAAGGCTGAGCAGACTGCCCGCGAACAGGCTATCAAGGCAGAGCAGACTGCCCGCGAACAGGCTATCAAGGATGAGCAGACTGCCCGCAAGCAGGCAGATACAAAGCTCCAAAACGATATTGATAAGCTGCATGACGTTGCCCGCCCGAAAAAGTACCTTTTTGTGGGCGACAGCTATTCAATGGGAGAGGGGGCCGGTGTAAGTCCTGGTATGGGGTGGTCCCAAAAAGTGCCGCAAATTCTGGGCCTTGCAACGGGCGATTATTACAAAGCATGTCAAGGCGGGTATGGTTTTTCCAGAGTTGGCTACAAATTTGCCGATCTTGTAACATCCGTATTACCCACAATCCCGGCCCCGGCTGAAATCACCGATATTTATGTTTTCGGCGGGTACAATGACAACAACTACAGCGGCAACACAATCACGGCAGACATTGCGTCTTTTGCAAGGCTCTGCAAAACAAATTTTCCTAATGCCATTGTGCATATTGGTATGATTGCATGGAGCCCGGACAGGCAAGCCAGAGCCAACATTGCCAATAACGTACTGCCCGCATATGCCGCATGTGGTGAGAGTAACTGTGCATACCTGCCGGGATGTGAGCAGATCATGCACAATTATACACTGTTTTCGTCCGACAACATTCACCCCAATGATGCAGGGTATCAGTTACTTGCGGGCGCTATTGTCAGCGCCATTAAAACGGGCACCTATGCCGCGCAATTTGCATACAACAGCATTGAGCTTGCACCCGCTGGCATTGCCACAAAATATTCATGGGGTGGATTTTCTGAGTGCATTTATGCAAATACCTGGACACTGGCAAAAGCAGACGACCAGAGACTGACCGTCACTTGTGCATCCCAGACAATCAAGGGAGACACAACGTATATTATTGGAGCACTTTCGACAAAATACGGACGCCCGTATGATATCGCTATGGCTTGCCAAACTATGACGACAGGGTATGTCGTGGGTGATGGAGGATTCCACAAGATCAACTGCCAGTTAATGGTCAAAGGCACGGACCTCTCCATTCATAACGTTACACTGCCCGACACGGGTGCATATGTCAATTTGACAGGAGTAACACAGATCGCCCTTCAGATTCCAACGTTTACCATGTGTTCGTTGTTTGTGTAATAGCACAAGTTATTTCATAATCATTACTATTTCATACCCACTCCCCTACCCGGCAGGGGTGTGGGTACTGTTATATGCGGGCACTAGCAGATTGCACAAAAATATATGCGGTTGGGGGAAAAATTTTGTGCAAAATGCTATTACGTG